TCCGGCAAGCAGGACGCGGACTGGTACCGCTCCCTTGGCACGTACCCCTACGACCCGTTCAGCGAGTTCCAGGTGCCGCAGGTGGTGGACGTGGTCGCACCGGTGAGGGCGTATGTGAAGGCGCGCTGAGCGTGGTGTTGTGGATTTCAATCACTCTGATGAAGGAGACGGCGGATGCCGGGCGATGAGATGAAGCTAGTTGGGATGTTGGCTGGCGTGGGGTTTGTGGTGGGGGCAGCCAAGCTGCTGGTTTCGGATGAGCGGGTCACGTGGCGTGGTGTTGTCGGGCGCGCGGTGTTGTCGGGCGCGTTGGGTCTGGCGGCGGGGGCGGTGGTGATTTTCATACCCGGCGTCTCATTCGTTGGGCAGGTGGGTCTGGCGTGCCTATTGACCTCGTTGGGGTCATCGGCACTGGAGTCGGTATTGCAGTATTTCATCAAGGGGAAGTGTCCATGAAGCGTGCTTCGGTTGACGCCATTGCCGGGATACACGGCAAGCTGGCGCAGGTGTTCAGTGAGGCGTTGGACGTGCTTGACCCGACCGAGCGTGGCGCGGCGGCGATTCTCAACGTGATACGCCAGTTCGTGAAGGACAACGGCGTGGATGCCGTTGCGGCTCCCGGTTCAGCGCTGGGGACACTGGCCGACAAGGTCGCCGCTTTTCCGTTTGACCCTGTGCAGGACGGGGTGTTGCACTGATGGGACGTGAGGTGGGTTCCCCCGTTCACCCGTTTGGCGATTTCAAGAATTTTGCCTGGTACATTTGGCAGGCGTTGGGGCTGCCCCCGCCCACGCCGATTCAGTACGACATTGGTGATTATTTGCAGGCAGGCCCCCGGCGTCGTGTCATCATGGCCTATCGGGGTGTGGGCAAATCGTGGTTGACGGCGGCGTATGCGTGCTGGCTGTTGTGGCACGACCCGCAGCGCAAGATCATGGTGGTATCGGCGAGCAAGGAGCGCGCGGATGCGTTTTCGGTGTTTGTGAAGCGTTTGATTGACACCATGCCGGAACTGCATCACCTGCGTTCACGACCTGAGCAGCGCACGTCCAATCTGGCCTTTGATGTTGGCCCGGCCTTGCCAGACCAATCGCCTTCGGTGAAGTCGGTCGGCATTACCGGGCAGTTGACCGGTTCGCGTGCTGACACCATCATTGCTGATGACGTGGAGACGCCCAAGGGTGTGCAGACCGTGGTGCAGCGCGAGAAGCTGGCCGTGTTGGTGAAGGAACTGGATGCCGTCCTCAAGCCCAGTGGCGAGATCGTGTATCTGGGGACGCCGCAGACCGAGGAATCGCTGTACAACAAACTGCCCGAACGCGGTTACAGCATCCGCATCTGGCCTGCCCGGTATCCCAGGGACGGCAAGCACCGGGTCATGTATGGCGAGCGTCTGGCCCCGCTGATTGCCGATGCGTATGATGCCAATCCCCGGCTGGCGTGGCAGAACTGCGAGGCCATCCGGTTCAGTGATGCTGATCTCATGGAGCGCGAGGCCAGTTATGGCCGTTCCGGTTTCATGTTGCAGTACATGCTGGATGCGAGCCTGTCCGACAGCGAGCGTTATCCGCTGAAGCTGTCGGACCTGATCGTGATGGATATTGACCGGGAGGTTGCCCCGATTCGCGTGGTGTACAGTTCTGGCCCCGAGTATATCGTTGGCGATATTCCGTCGGTCGGGTTTACCGGCGACCGTTTGTATCGTCCGATGTACGTTGCCCCCGAGATGGAAGCGTACACGGGCAAGGTGATGGCGATTGACCCGTCGGGGAGGGGAGGGGACGAGACGGGTTACGCCGTGGTTGGCCTGTTGCGGGGCATGATGCACTGCCGCCGTGCTGGTGCGACCAGGGGAGGCTATGACGATGAGGCGTTGGAGACGCTGGCGCACATTGCCCGTGCCGAGCAGGTCAGCGTCGTGCTCATCGAATCGAACTTTGGTGATGGCATGTTCCAGAAGATGCTTTCCGGCGTGCTGGCGCGGATTTACCCGTGCTCGGTCGAGGAGGTCAAGCATTATGGCACCTCCAAGGAGAACCGCATCATTGACGCATTGGAGCCTGTCTTGAACCAGCACCGGCTGGTGATGGATGCCACGGTGTTGCGGGCAGATCAGAAGTCAGACCAGAACTACCAATTATTTTACCAACTGACCCGCATGACCCGCGAGCGGGGCGCGTTGCGTCATGATGACCGTCTGGAAGCCCTGGCGATGGCGGTGACGTATTGGGCTGACCACCTGGCCCGAGACGTGAGCAGGGAAGAAGACCGTTATCAGGATGAACTGCTTGACCGGCACTACCGGGAGTTCATCCAGAGCGCGACCGGGCGCTCGCCCGTTTCCGACAACTACCTTGAGGTGTTGTGACATGGATATTATTTCGTTTTTGATTGGTGCTGCGCTTGGCTCCGTGTTGGGTCAGGTTAGCGGAATGATTGCCCTCACCTTGATGTGGGAACGATGAACGATTTGCCGCTCCCTCCCCTGGCCGAGGTCAGGGACGAGATCATTCCGCAGGCATCGGCCCTGTTGTCGGGGATTCCTTTCACTTCTGAAGCGAACGTGATGCTGCTGGCGATTGGCTTGCAGGAATCGCGGTTCAGACACCGCAGGCAGATCAGGGGACCTGCACGCGGGTTCTGGCAATTTGAGGCGTATGGTGGGACGCGGGGGGTGTTGACGCGGCGGCAGACTAGGGAACTGGCCGAGCGGCTGGTGGAACAGCGTCATGGCCCGCTTGTCCGTTTTGAGGCCATCAACGCCGTTCTGGCCGAGGATGATGTATTGGCGTGTGCGTTTGCGCGGTTGTTGTTATGGACAGACCCCAGACCGTTGCCAACTCTTGGCGACAGTGGGGGTGCGTGGCGTTATTACCTGCGCAACTGGCGACCGGGGAAGCCGCACAGGGGGACGTGGGATGCGTTGTATGCACGGGCGCTGGCGGTGGTAACGACGCCCTGAAACTGAACGCAAGTTAAACATGCGAATCTGAAACTGAACGAAACATGAACAGGTGATTGGGGGCGGTAGAAAAACAGCCCAGGATTCTGCCTGAAGATGCGAATGAGGTTCATTTATCGGTGAATGTTTACCGAATCCCGACGCTTAACATATTTTTACATTGCAAGTTGTTGAACTTGAATGGAATTGATATGCGCGCTTTGGACAAATCCGGACACTCGGCTGCTGTTGATGAGACCAATTATTGATAGACCCTCCTTTTTTCTGCTTATTTGTTACATTATCCACGTTTCGGAACTGGATTTTGGTGACGTAGAGGGGGGTTGACAGGGTTGCGGATAATCGACAAGCCGACCAGAAACAAGATTCATGTCTTTCAAACCAGATCAGGTCATTACAAACCGGTCTACATAAAACGCTTCGCGTTTTAGAGCAAAGGCAAGAGCAAGCGTACCGACATACGCCCTCAGATCATTATCTTCATTATTAGTGTATACACAATAGATGGTTGATCTTCAACAAGATCATCATGATGATGATCTTCATCAGATCATCGTCCTCCTCCCTTTTTTGATTGTGATGACAGGAAATTCCCCCTTCGGGGAAATTTCCATCCGGTCATGATCATCAAAATGACCTTCCACTGTGTGTGTGTCGAACCCGCTGATGCCAGTCGCCTTCGGCTCCTGGCGCGGGTTCTCCTGAAGACACAGGAGACCATCATGTATGTATATACATTGTCGTATTGATCATCAACGACACCATCCTCATTATGTATATACATCATATTATTGATTGTCAACGGCATCATCATGATGTGTCGTGCAAGGTATTTCCTGAAGGCAGACGCCTTCGGCATCTGCCGTGGGGTTTTTGCACATGTCGTGATGGACAGACTTCACGGGACGGGAGGAAGGCGGTCTTGCGCCCGCCATCCTGATGGTCTTCCTGATGGTCTTCCTGATGGTCTTCCTGATGGTCTTCCTGGCAGGTGCGGGAGCGTCTGCCGGGAGAAGGGGGCATACGCCTTCCCGTGGCGTACGTTCGCCGGAAACGCCCTGTATGGTCTTGTGTGCTGCATGTTGCCTTGGCGGCTACCCATATGGCGTGTGCTTGGCTGGCGGTCTGAGGAGGGTGGTTCGTGGCGATTGGAGGGATGGCCCGAATGATTTGGTGGAGATTTGGGAGGGGGTATTCAATGGATTGGAATCGCGCGCTCACCCCCGTATGGGGTGACGCGGGTATGATGTAGTGTGTTGATTGGCGAGTTTTGTGGTGTAGGGGAGTTGCGGGCAGCGCACTCCTTCGGCCCTGAATGTGTTTGTTCAGTCATGTATTCTGTCACTTATGTTGGTTATGTTATTGATTTTGCTGGACAGATTCTGGATTGAGCATCCAGTGACAGGGTTTTGGTGTGGTTCAGGGGTCTGGGTTGTGCCGTGTCCGGCCTTTTTGTCGTATCCACAATAAATCAAGCCTCATTCCCCATCACCCTCCCGTCACCCGTCTCCCCATCCATCCTGATTGACCTGTTTTACCGCGTAAGCCGTGTCATACAACTTTCACCCCAGCTTTAACCCTGCCAATGCCTCCCAATACAACCGCAATGCCGCTAAATCGCCCTCAATCGCGCTGTGAGCGCACACCAAGCATTGACCGCTACCCACGTACCACCTTGAAAGGAAAGTCACCATGAGCGCGCAACCACAAAGAAAACAACCAGGCCATGAGCACCACGCAACGTCAAGCCACGACACACGGATTGCCGTGCTTGAAACACATTGGCAGGATGTGGTGCCGATGCTTGCCACAAAGGCTGATTTGGCTGACATGCGGAACGAGATTACGGCCATCAGGTCGGCGCAAGATGCGCAGTTGCGCATGACACAAGAATTGAAGACGGACTATGACAAGCTGGACAGTGCGCTGGATTCCATCCATAAAATTCAAGGGCAGTTCGGTTACGACTTGCACAAGCTGAACGACAAGATCGATGAGCAAGGCCGCTCACTGAACGATAAGATCGACGCTCAAACCAACAAGATCATCATCCGTCTTGGCGGTGTAATGCTTGCAATCGTTACGCTGGCCTGCGCCGTCATGACCTTGTTGTTCAGCGTCATGTCTTCCCGGCAAGCGGTGCCCATGCAACCATCGCGCGCCGCTATTGTTGCGCCTGTCCAGCCTGTCCAGCCTGTCCAGCCTGCCCCGGCACACGTTCAACCCATACAACCACCTGCACCGCAAGAAGGGAATCAATGAAAACAATAGAAGAAATCCGGCTTGAAAATCTCAAGACGCTGTGTAGTCAGTTCAAGTCGCAACGGCAGTTTGCGTTGCATATCGGGAAGTCGCCTGCACATGTCAACCAGTGGTTTGGAAAGGGGAACGCACGTGACCTAGGCAGCGCCGCAGCTAGAGAGCTTGAAGAAAAGTTCAACAAACCGCGCGGCTGGATGGATCACGAACACGCACGAGATACCGATGAAACAACGGGTTACGAGTCCCCAATGATTGAAAACTGAACACAGGCTGAATAAAAGTAAAAGTTGATGACAAATAGCTTGACATATGACTATTTGTCAGATATTCTACCCCTGCACTCGGCACTGACAGCCGATGCCGCAGGGGTTCCGGGCTGCGTAATAACTCAAATACCATCCTTGGTGTAGTGGCGGTGGACAGTCATTTTGGGGATGGGGTGCGGAAAGAGACCGGCAAGAGGTGTGATTCGTCAGCGATGGCGGGAACCTGTCAAGGATGGCGGGGTTTGCGTGGTATGTAGTCGGACATCGGGACAGGTGAGTAAAAGGCATCTGTCCACGCGGGGTCAACCCGCAACGAGACCCCGGCCTTCCCTGCAAAAGGTTAAGACCGCACACCCTCGTAAGAACTGACCGGTACCCATCGGGGCGCACAGATGCGGACTGATGGGAGGCTGATAAAAGCCTTGCGCGCGTTCACAGTGCGCGCGCGGGGCTGAAGGCTTACACTGTGAACATGGACTTTGGAGTAACCGACATGAGCACACAGCCACAGAGGCAACCAGACCCCGAATCACGCCAGACACATTCACGCCGTCACGGCGTGGAAACACGTCTTGCCATTGTGGAAACCCGCTGGCAGGATGTTGTACCGACACTTGCGACCAAATCCGACTTGCGGGAAGCCATCGGGGGACTGCGCGCGGAACTCAAGGAAGACACTGCCAAATTGCACACGGAAATTGCTGTTATCCGCAAAGATGTGGAAGCAATGGGGAACAAGCTGTTGATTCGCCTGGCTGGTGTATTGATTGCTGTGATTGGCGCTGCTGTCGCGGTGTTGCGTTATTGGCCTGCACCATGAAGACCATTGAAGAAATCAGATTAGAGAATCTGCGCACCCTTTGCGCTGGCTTCAAGAGTCAACGGCAGTTTGCGTTGCATATCGGGAAAGACCCCAAACACGTCAACCAGTGGTTTGGGAAAGGAAGCGCAAGCCGCTTAGGGAGTGCCGGGGCGAGAGAGTTGGAGGAAGTCCTAGGCAAGCCCCGCGGATGGATGGATAATGACCATTCCAAAATTGAAACGCTGATTTCCGAATAATATCTAATAATCGACTTGACATCTAATTATTTATTAGATAATCTACCCCTGCACTCGGTGTTGAGGCCGATGCCGCAAGGGGACAGGGTTGCGTAATAGCTGCTGTCAGATACCGCACGGTTTGCTTGATGACTGTGTGGGCGTCGGGAATCGGGATGACTGCGCAACGGCGCTCATCCACGCTGTGAACGGACAGCAACGAGACCCCGGCCTCACACACGAGGGTTTGCCATGATGACAGTCGCGGGTACTTAAATGGACCTAATATATGTACATACATATATTAGGTTCATGTCGTTCAGGGATGGGTTACACTTTGTTTATCACTTTTGGAGATACATCATGACCGCTGTAACCCTTGATACGATGAAGATCGTAGAAACACTCGAAAGCGCAGGTTTTGAGCGTGAGAAAGCATCTGCCGTTGCGGCTGTAGTGCGTGATGCCCATATCAACGCCAGCACGGACGTAGCCACCAAAGGCGATATTGCACTGCTGCGTCAAGAGATGGAGACATGGGCTAACAAGATCGTCATTCGCATTGGTGGTCTCTTCATTGCCGTGATGGCAGCGGTTGAAGTTATCAACCGTGTCTGGCCTAAAGCGTGATATATGTATGTACATATATTAGGTTCATGTAGTTCAGGAATGGACTACACTTTGTTTGACGATTGGAGAGACGCCATGAATGCTGCAACCTTTGATACGCTTAAGTTTGTAGAGATACTCGAAGCAGCTAAAGTGCCGCGTGAGCAAGCCATAGCGTTTGCTGATGCTGTACGCATCGCGCACAATGCGGCAGATGTGGCTACAAAAAATGACGTTGCTGATCTGCGCAAAGACACCGATAACAAGTTTGAACTGTTACGGAAAGACATTGCGATGATGGAGCAACGTTTAGATGCCAAGATCGAAGCGCAAGGGAACAAGAACACCATCCGCGTAGCGGGTTTGTTCATCGCCATCTTAGGCGCGATTGAGGTCATTAACCGTGTGTGGCCTGTATCGTGAAAACCATTGAGGAAATCAGATTAGAGAATCTGCGCACCCTTTGCGCTGGCTTCAAGAGTCAACGGCAGTTTGCGTTGCACATTAAGCGCACGCCTGAACAGGTCAATCAATGGCTCCGTGATGAGGGGAAGGCGATTGTGAGCACCGCAGCGAGAGAGATCGAGGAAATCATGAATAAGCCGCGTGGCTGGCTGGATAACGACCATTGTTCTAAAGACGAAACTCTGATTTCCAAAGATAAATTAATTGAATGGCTGACAAATATTAATTAATTGGTTAATCTGCCCCTGCACTCGGTGTTGAGGCCGATGCCGCAAGGGGACAGGGTTGCGTAATAGCTGCTGTCAGATACCGGCAAGAGGAATGACCGCAATGGAGTGCGGGTTTGCTGGCAGGGAACCGGGAATCGGGGTTGTTGCGCAACGGCATCAATCCGGCGTATCGAACGAGATACGCACGAGACCCCGGCACTGCTGGCGGAGTGTCAAGACTGCATTCCCTCATAGCGAAGTGACCGGTTGGCTGTACAGGTGGCAGTGCCTGTCCAGCCGGAACAGGGATTGTGACTGAAGTGGGTACACTGCCATTGGCACAATGGCACATTGAGGGGAAACGAGATGAACACAGCATCAACAGCCGCGATGGAGATTACGCGGCTTGAACTGGAAACGGAACGCCTTCGCGCTGAGACGGAAAAGCTCAAGGCAGAGCGGGAGAAGCTGGCGGCGGAAACGTCAATGAAGCTTCAGGCGGAGATTGAAAAGATGGTGGATGAGGGCGCGCACTTTCGAGCATCAACCGCAAAGCTGATGCGGGAAACCCGTTGGCATCCGATGATCGTCGTTGCGGGAACCGCCGCATCAACAGCGGCGTTGATGGGTGCAGCGATGGGCATTTTCAAGATGCTGTCCGGCTGAAGCGCACTGCATTACCGATTCAAACCCCGGCATGTCACCGGGGTTTTTTGTTGCCTGTTGCACAGGCATGAGGCGCTTGACTTTCAAACGCAGGGATATCCCGGTGTTGCCGGGAGAGAACCATCCCAATCGAAACCAAACGAAGTATTGAATCCAAACGAGGCCAATTATGAACGCTGACTTTATCAACTTAAGAACAGGCGAAACAGCGTATGAAAATCGTCTGATTGACCGTTACCGCGAGGAACTGAACGACATTTACCCGGACGTTGTTATGGGCGCTATGTCATGGCCGGCAGGGGACACGCTTGAACGGATGGACCCGATTGGATTCCGATGCGGGTTTGTCGATTGGCTGGATGCCGAGGGCTGGGAAGACACCTGAACTGACTGCATTTCCGGCAGACCAACACACACACACAGCCCGCCCTTGCGCGGGTTTTCTTTTCTGCGCCAGGAGAGATGACATGACCATCGCAGCACCGCAGCACCAGCTTCAACCGGACGTACTGGCAAACACATTCATCGACGTGTGGGAGAAAAACGGACGGTACGTAAAAGCGACATTGACCGAACTTGCACCGCAAGGCGGTCTGATTACGGCAAGGCCGGAAGAGACGGCCAAACGCTGGGGCATTACAGATAACGAAGGAGCATTTACTTACTGGTCGCGTCATGTAGATTTTGACGAATCCATACGCCGCTTTCTGGAAGCGGCGCACACCCTGATTGGGCCGCACCTGCACGACACACTTCAGCTAGTGACCTCGGACGCTTGGGCGAACTGCACCTGTGCTGCTGAACGGCGGGCCATGCTGCTGAGCGCAGCGGAGGCTGGTGCATCTGCCCGGCATGCCGAACCCCTGTTTACCCCTGCTGCCACGGAAGGCGGCATTTTTTGAGGAATACAACCATGAACATGCAACTGTTGCGGATGGTCATCCCCTTCGCCGGGTTTTATGCGTCCGCCTGGGATGACGCGATGGACAGCGAACTGGACGCGCTGGTGATCTGGTTGAAGACCAGTGACAGCCGTTTTGAAGACTACCCTGATGCAGATATTCACGATGCGGTATTTGCTGAAATCGATTGGGACACCGTGCGCGAGGCACTGGCGCGCGCCTATGCGGATGCGTTTTGGGAGTGGCTGCGCCCGCAGCTTGCAGTCTCGGGTGAAGCGGTTGAATGGAGGTATGCGGAGCTGGTCAGTCCCCGCGAATACAACGGGTTGAATGACCGTATTTTTGTGAACGTATCCCCCGCCCTTGTCGATGCACTGGTGTTGCAGACGGACGGGGCCACGTTAGGGATTGTGATCAAAGACCGCTTTACCAGCCGCAGCGGATTTGTCAGCTTTTACAGCAATGACATGGATGACTGGTTTAAAACCCCTGTGACGCAATGGGATCACAACCAGCTTGGCACGTTGCTGCTGGCGTGGATGGAGACGGTTGGCGCGGACGTCGATTTTCGGGAGCGCTGCATCATGGAAGACCTGTGGTACGTCTTTTCAGACGCGATGGCCGTCTCTGCTGACGCCGTTTACGCGCGTCTTGCCGGGCATGCTGCCCATGAATCCTGACCATTCAAACTGACTGGACACAGCCCGCCCCTGCGCGGGTTTTCTTTTGACTTTTTACCGGAGATGAACCATGCCAGCTTTACCCCGGCAACATGATTACGAAACCATTTACGCCTTTGTCTTCCGAGGTGCGTCCAATCGATATCCTGATCTGGATGAAGGTGGCTGGCGGAATCATTGAGGTACGCAAGGAAGGCTGCATCAACCGATGGGGCATTGCGCACGGTGAAGGCTTGTTTTCCTGCTGGCCGCACCGCACTGACTTTGCAAAGACCATGCACCGCTTCCTGAAATCAAGTCATGCCTTGCTGGGGTCACGCCTGGCGACCACCACTGAGTTATTGACATCGGAGGCATACCGGGAACTTGCCACTACTGCTGAACAGCATACCGTCCTGCTGGCTGAGGCGGCGCGCAAAGCCGGTCACACCCCGACGGCTGTCCCCTGACAGGGATTTTCTGCTGCCACGGATGGCGGCGCTTTTCTTTTGAGGCACACCCCATGAATCATACAACGGCCATCAACCACGCACGCCTGATTGCGTATTACCGCCGCTCTGCACAGGCACGCGCTGCTGATCCTGTCGGGTTTGCGGAGCGTTTTCAACGCGGCCTGCGATTTGTGAACCTGTTTGTTTTCACCCCACCCACTGCTTTGAAGAGGAACATCACAATGCACCACCCGACACAGCGCCTGATTCCAGGCGACACCATCCTGGGCGATGACAGCACAGGATGGTACTCCTACGGCCCGCGCGTCCTGCGGGGGGCATCTGATGTGGAAACCCCTGCCGAGGGTGAGGCCCCGCAATTCTGGGGTGTTTACCGCTGGCTCCCTGATGACAGGGAATGGCGCTGGGTGATTGACGTCAGCCGCAGGGAAGAGGCGCGCGCCCTGGCGCGGCGGTTGTTGCTGAACCCGGATTATCAGCCTGAACCGGAGGCGATTGTCCCATGAACGTCACTCCGTTACGGCGTGCGGATGTACCGGAGACGTACCCGCAAACCATCAGCGTCCACCCCAAACCCGCCCCATAGGAGGCGCACGTGTCAGAATTTACGACAACCTCACTGAAGGACTTTCTGTTGGTCAAGTACCTGGACAGACCGTTGACCCTGTTCGGCTGGCGTTTTGAGCTTGACCGGTATTATTTGCAGCCCGGTGACGGCATCCCGCGCGGCGTTTGGGTTGACCGTACGGACGAGCACACGGACGGGCGTGTGACGTACTGCCTGCACTGGTTTTTGGTGTACCGCTGGCCGCATTCGCCCCGGCGCAGGGCAGCCTGGGAGGCGCGCTGCCGGGCGCAGGCGGACGATTGACCGGAACCCGGCGTGCAAACAAACCTCCAACGATTTGCTACACTCATGGACAAGGAGAGAAGACATGCCACTGGCACCGAACGACCTGATTGTCATATTGAAGCACGCTCTGTTTGCCTTTCGGGGTAAGATGGGGGTAGACGTGTCGGCACTGCGGATAGAAACGCTGGCGCTGGCGGCGGTGGAACCGGGGATTGAGCAAAAGGAGACAGGACGCCCGTTGGGGGTCTCGGCCAGCGCGGCGGGGCGGAACATCGTCAACCTGGGCAAGCGCATGAAGGACGGCACGCCCGGCCCGGACTTTGTGGAACAGCGCCCGGTACGGCTTCCGGGACGCGGCGCGGCGCGCAAGGCCATCTATCCGACCGCCAAGGGCCTGAACTGGCTTGATCGGCTGGCACGGGAGGTCAACGCGGCCACGGGCCGGGGGTTTGACGCCCTCAGACTGGCCTGGGTGCTGCGCGTGAGCATGTCCCGCATCCGCGCCGCGACGGATACGGATATTGCCGTGTACCGCGTGCTGACGCTGCTGTGCGTACTGGAACAGCCTGGCATGTTTCAGGCGGACATCGGCACCTGCGGGCAGATGGATTCTGCTGCCGTGAGTCGCAGCGTGCGCAACCTGTCCGTACTCAACGAGAAACAGCAACCCGGCCCGGACTTTATCGAACAGCGACTGGACCCGCAGCGGCGCAAGGAACACCGCGTTTACCCCACCGTCAAGGCCCAGCACTGGCTTGAGACGGTGGTCAACCAAGTGAACGCCAGGCTGTCCTTGTTGGGAAGCGTCCCATAAAAGTGCCATCCAGGATAGAAACAAACCACACAGCGCCCGCCACCGCGCGGGCGTTTTCATGTCTGACTTCAGCCACCGCCCGCCCTGCGCGGGCGCTGTCGTTTTTGGAGAAGGGAACATGTCCATTTATCTCAAAGGTCGCGCCCCTGCGCGCGGCACGGCTGACCGGCGCTGCTGGTGGCTGGATGTGACCGTTGCCGGACGCCGGGAGCGGCTGGCGACCGGGACGCGCGAGCGTCTGAGCGCATTGAACAAGGAGCAGGCCGTCATTGATGCCCTGTTTGAGGACATCACCGTACCGCGCACCATCCTCAAGGCCATTGCCTCGGGACAGGCCCGTACGGCGCGTGCCGCACGCCAGGCCGAGCGGGACGCGCGCACGCTCAAGGCCGCGTTCAGTGACGCCCTCAACGACCGCAACCTCTGGAAACGGCTGGTCTCCGTGGCAACCATTCGCGCCAACTGTACCGTTGTGAGTCGGTATCTGGGTGAAGACACGCTGCTGAACGCCATTACCCAGAGCGATGTAGACAGCCTTGCTGACCGCATGGAGGCTGACGGCTACGCCCCCTCGACCATCAACCGCAAGATGCAGGTACTGATGGCGACGTTGAAACGGGAGGCCGCAGCCGGGCGCACCACCGCCCCCCTGCCTACCTGGAAGCCCGCCTGCGAGCGCGCGCGCGCGTCAGTACGTCCTCACGCTTGAGGATGAGGAACTGATCCTGTCCCGCGTGCTGGCCTGGGACGCCCTGCCGGATGGACAGAGCGGCGGGCGTCTGCGCAAGCGTGACGGACATGCCTATCACGACCTGTTCGTCTTTCTTGCCGACGTTGGCTGTCGGCTAACCCAAGCCATCAACGTGCGCTGGTCGGACATTGAACGCCGCGAAGGCACTTTTTTTATCCGTTTCTGGCGCGCCGGAGAGCAGAAAGGCGGCGTATGCAGGACCATTCCCTGCACCGCCCGCGTGGCCGCACTGCTGGAGCGGCGCAGACGCACCTGCCAGCAGCACCCCGGCCCGTTTGCCGGACTGACCAAGACCCGCGCCGACAAGCTATGGAATCACGCCCTGAAAGGGACGCATCTTGAAACAGAACCCGAATGCGTCCCGCACGCCCTGCGCCACACCTGCGCCACGCGGATGCTGGGCATGACCGGGGATATCAAGCTGGTGCAGGAGTGGATTGGCCACCGGGACATCACGACGACAGCGCGTGTGTACGCGAAAGTGCTGATTGGTCAGAAGATCAATGGCGCAATGGCACTGGAAGCCTGGCGCGCCCGTGCGACCTGA